CAACGTAGGGCTTTGCGTTGTCATTGTGCGGATCAGCGTGAAACTTAACCGGATCTCCTACTCGTAGGATAGGTGCTTTCCAATTACTCATTATTATTCCTCCTGAGGTAGTTAACTGCTTTTTCAACATCTTCTATAGTATCACCGAGTAATCCGATGGCTGCGTTGCAGTTTCTGCATAACATCCCGCGAATCTCGTCTGTTTCATGGTCATGGTCTACGCATAGCTTCTTCTTCTTGCCACAGACAGCACAGCAATAATCCTGCTCTGCCATCAGGGCTTCATGCTCTTCTTTGGTCAGGCCATATGTCTGATATATGTGCTTCTCAGCACGTTCTTCTTTAGTTCGCTTCTTGTGCCTGTTCCTGTCAATTTCACGCACCTTCTCTTTATTGTTTTCCCAATACGTCTGGCCGTGAGCCCTGTTTACTTCTGGCTGCTCGGCATGCTTTGCCCTACGCTGTGCATTGATCTTTTCATTGTTCTTTCGTTTGTACTCACGCATGTAGTCCGCATGCTTTACTGCTTGCTCTGGTGTTCTCATAAGTTCCCTCCATCGTTCCTGCTTATCAGCTATGAATTGGCTAGCCCCCCGGTCCGAGGTTGATGTAATTCTTCTTTTCTTGCTTTCTGAGCTTTCTAAGGTTTTCGTAGTGCTTGATGAGCCAGTGAGTCTCACCCACATCCTTGATGGGGGGCTTATGATACCTTGGACGTGCTGCACACATGTATTCCAAACACTGACAAGCATGGACATCCCCTCTGGTGTTTGGCTGATCCGTGATAATCATGGCTCCCGCTGCGTAATTTGTTTTCTTTTTGTAACGCTTCATCTCACGCTCTAAGTCAGGACATGATCCCCGTAAGACTCGTAACTCAGGAGTTCCACGGTCTCCACGGATGTGCATGTACTTTCGGGTCTCTGCCATTCTGCCTTGAACGTCATCCGAGCCAGCTATAAACGAATTACCACTGATAGTTGACTTTATGTCGTGCTTCCTGAACTGCTCGCAGTATATCTCAACTGGTAGTCTACCGGAGCCGATTTCTCTAATTCTTCCGCCATGCATGTCCATGAAGAATGCGTGATACTGCTGACCATGCGTTTTCTGCAACATAGCTTCGCCAAACTTATAGGCGTTACACTGACGAATGTATAGCTCGTCATAGATCAGTAAGAGATCATCAGTAGGAGGCACAGCAGCAAAAACAGCAGCAGTAACACTATGACCGGGGTCAATCGCAACATATCTACACCAATCAGGAGGGACTACGTTTTGCGGTAAGGTTGATCGGTCGTAACCATGAACACTCATGTGGAACGCTGGGTAACATAGGATAGAGTCTGTTACAAACTCGCCCTCAGCTCGCATGCGAAGAACATCGTCACCCAAAGCTGACCAACGCTCAACATTCTTGGCCTTCTCTTCTGCGTCTATATGAGGGTTGTCTAGGAAACGGAGTACAAACCTCTCTATCGTCCTGTTCTCACGATTCTCTTCCTCTTCTTTGTCTGCACGTTCACTTAGGCCCAGCAAAGCATCGTTTTTACTATGAGGCATGGCAGACCACACCAGACAACCTTTTCTATCTGCAAGACGTGCTTGCATCTCAGGTAGCCACTGCTCATTTGCCACGTCCTCATCCAGATGCACCCTATCGGCCTGAAAACCTTGGGGAGGATCACCTTCACTACTAAAGAAGAATATCTGCCAGCCGTTATAGAGCTCGCAGCTTTGTATGTAGTTGGCACTCTTTAAGAGCCATGAAGACTTCTTGATGAACCGAGGAGGTATCATTGGAGGTGCGGGCTTAGCTTCGTCCTTCCGATCACTATCTTCTGCTGGGTTGTATGCTCGCCAAGCCTTGGTCTTCTCATCCTTAATGATCTTAAAAGCACCCGACTTGAATAACATTGGATAGACGACCATGCCTATGTGTTTCCAATCTCTTCCAATGATTATAAGATTCCCATCCTTCTCAGGATACTTGTCGTAGGGATCTTGATTGGTTACTGCACGAGCATCTTCCATGAATGTCGATAAAGACTTACCAGATCTGTTACCACCAATGACGAGAACCTCACTCGCTTTGCATTGATGCATCTCCTCCTGAATCGGATTCGGTTGATACATCTTCACCGCTTCGCATGACCTCTCCGAGATCTCCGCTTGGAGGTCCTTCAACTGACGTCGTTGCGAGCCCGTCGTCTGAGAGTCCAATAAGATCGGGCTCACTTTGTTCCGCTTCGATAACTTGGTAGTTAGTGGCGATTCCTTCGAGTCGTTTGTCGAGTTCGTATTCAAGCTCATCGTCTGTCCATAGCTCCAGAGGTTTCTTACTTGCACCCATCTCGCTTGTCTGAACCGTAAGCTTGGTAATAGCTTCTAACATCTTGGTACGGGTTGCTGAACCCGGAGGGGCATCGTAGTACTGTTTCACTAGCATGCTGGCAAATCCACCGGAACCACCGAAGAGAGTCATTATTCTCTCTAGCACTTCGCTTACATGAGGGACGTTTTCGCCGCCTCTGGATGCACCGCGAGTAAATAGAAGACGTGCCTGCTCTTCTATACCGGCTAGGGTCTTTTCTTCCTTTGACACAACCCTGTCTTGAGCCATGGTGCGGAGACACTCTGGACATGTCGAAGTCCGACTGTTGTGAGCTCCACCACATTGTTTACACACCTGTTCAACCACAATAATCCCTCATTGCGGAGAGTATACCTATGTACAGGCATGCCATCGCTAGTTTTTGCTAGGTTTTCTCATTGCTTCGTAGCAAGAACGGTCCCTGCGATACTCAGCAGTAGGACTATTTGGGCGGCCAATGAGCCCGTAAGCTCGAAGAGTAGATGATACCCTATTGAGACTAGCACGGGTATCAGCATCCTTTTTACGCTGCTCTAGCGGTCTGTTGTCATAGATCATATCCATCTCCTTGGGGGTTAAGGTCATTATATGCAACAGGGGCAGGAGGTACAAGACCAACTGCCCCTGCCGAGTCCCCTACCCCAAAGAGGTCCCCTATATTTCCTACATTCCGTGAGCTTGGGAGCCCACTACGATATTACGGCTAAGTTCAAGAACTGCCCCGTCTTTATCGTATGTATTGAATTTTGTGCCGATATCAGCGTCACCTGCCGTGATAGCTGCTGCTGCGGATGGTCCGCGAACAACTACCCAGCACACTTCGCCCACTTTAACTGGTGCTGTGAGGTACTCGTCAACTACTCCGTAGAGAGTTGCGTCTGCACCTTCAGTCACGCCAAGTGGTCGTGCGTTGGTTGGATCGAGCTGAACTGTGTCGCCGCACTGAAGGACCTCAGTACCGACATTCTTTACTGCGACACATTCGACTGTCAGATTGCTGTAAAGGGCTCCTGTGCTTGGGTTTTCATCTCGGAATACCGAGTGTTGCCCAATCACAGATAGACCGTCACCAACCTGCAAGTCTTGTGGTTGATTCACCGAGTCATAATACGCGACGTTGATGCCAAGCGTCTTGCCGCGATCAAACTTCGGATCTGAAGTTAAAGTAGACATTGCTTATCTTTCCCTTTTCGTTAAGCAGGTTGTGGTGAGAACTTGACAAAGTTACGTGGACTCTTGAACTTCATGTTGGCAAGTACGCTAACAGCGTAACGATGCGCTTGAAGTTCTTCATTATAGTAAGGACCTTCGCCGGTCATTAACTGACCTTCCATGCACTTCATTTCCATGTTTCCAATCGACAAGGCGTACCCTGTGTTGGATGGAATGGCGTACTCGGTCGAAACTTCGATGCCGTCCATTTCGACTACATCACCGAAGCCATAAGACTTCAGACCAGCAGTCTTCGTAACGATTGCTCGCTCACGACTATCTAAACGGTTAAGGAAGTCAATGTAGAGCTTCCTGTTAAGTAACACGAGATCAATCTGTGATTCCTTCGTGTCGTTTCGCTTGGCATGTTGGACACCCTCGCGGATGGCTTCGATGCACTGATCTTTCCATGACGTTGTTGCGCCACCGAAAAAGCTAGAATTGTAGTTAACTACCAGCGGAGAGTAGTAATCATACTCTGGGTCTACTGGTATGTATGGCCATGAGCCAGCTTCTCGCTGTGCCCCACCAAGAGCACCAAGCTCTGTGCTAAGACCAGCATAGATGTCTTCAGGCCAAAGGAATGGATCCTCTGGTCGTGCAGTGGTTTCGTGTGAACCATCATCAATGTTAACGGAACCGTTTACACCAAAGATAGATTCAAGACCATGCCATCGGTTTTCGTTGCCCGGAAGATTTCCGTCAACATAAATCTCTTGGCCGAGCTGCTCTTGCATTGACTCTTGAAGTCGACTTGCCATTTTTCCAGCAACATCGATGAGCTGGGAAACGCCACGATTTTCAAGCATCTCTCGTTTTGTTACCATATCAGTTACGGAATAACCACGATATGGAAGGTTTGCTCGCTGCCACAAATTGTGTCTTGCGAAAACCCGAGCTGACTCGCCCGTGTTTGATGAAACAGGTTGATTGCGATATCTGACTTCCCAATCGAAGCCACGACCGCCTTGATTCATTGCGACACGACCACTACCTTCAAGAAGTGCAAAGACTTTGTACTTGCGGAAAGTAGCTAGCTCTTCCTCCTTTAAATGGAGGACAAGTGTCGTTCCAATTGTCCTTGCCCAATCTGTGCTTGACGCCATTAGTCTGTCCTTTTTAGATTAAGTTGTCTCTTTGAAGTTGTGACTTCAACCTCTGCTCAAATGATTGCCCACCCCCTTCGGATGAACCTTGCTTTGGTTGACCGCCTCCGCGACTCGGATTCCGAGAAGCTTCTCTTCTTAAGAACTCTATGTCCTTTTCAGCGGAATTTTGTGCAACAGGAGCCGCCGAGGCTTGTTGCTGGGGTGGTGCAGCATACTGCTGTTGCTGTTGCTGTGGCATAGATTGCTGGAATTGTTGGGCCTGTTGAGCTCTCTGCTCACCCTCATTAACCCTTGCCATAAGGTCTCTTTCGACCATTGCTGTAGCATATTCCCAGCGTTGTTCAGATCCATTAATGCCCATGTCAGCAGCAGACTGAATATATTGCTGGATGGCTAAACCCTCTCGTGTAGGAGTCCTACCATCAGCTTCGTATAGCCAATCCTTGTTCTGTTCTTCAAGAGTGTTGATAAACGAATGCTCGTCACGACTACCAAGCTCTTCATCTATCATCTCCTGAGCAATCTGCTGAGCCTGTTGCTGGATCATCGGACCCAAAGCCTCTTCAGGATTGTTCAAGAAGTTCTGTGCAAAGTCTGCTCGATGCTGAAGATGATTCTCTAAAGAATACCTTGCATCCAATGGAGCGTTATCAGCAATCGCATCTCGGCCTTGCTCGTCCTTGATAAGGTAACGCTTGTGCTCAGGCTTAACTTCTGGACCCAACCATGGTGCTCGTTCCTCTACTTGAGGAGCTTGCTGCGGAGCATACTGCTGCTGCTGCGGTTGACCTTGACCATTTCGCCAAGTTTCAAAGGCGTCCCTGTGCTCCATGTACTCTTGAGCATACGGAATGAGCTGCTGGTATTGCTGCAGATTTCGCGTAGCTGATTTCTCTCGCTCCATAGACTCATAAAGACTACGGGCAATAGTGTTGTCGTCTTTACCTTCAAAGTCTGGAAGACCCTTGAAAGCATCCCAGACAGATCCCTGCTGTTGTGATTGATAGTCATCACCTTGAACTTGGGTGTTTTCAGCGGGGGCGGATTCTACTGG